TGTGGCCGCGTGTGGACGCGGGTTCGAATCCCGCCGAAGGCACCCATGAAACAAATCCGGGGTAGGGGTATTGACAATCCGGGAGGGGTATTCGCAGATGATGGGGAGCCCCTACAAGACACGGGAGTGTCCATATACGGGAGCCCCTATACCGGCATTCCAGCAAGCCAACGGCGAAGATAGTCGTCGGCAAATCCACGGCACCCCGGGGCTCATACATGCGGGGAGGCCACATGAGCAAGCGGCGCAACGAGCGTGTCAGCAACGGCTGGCGGCGCAGACAGCTCAGGGCAAGAGTCCTGGCCGCATACGACGTGTGCGCCATCTGCGCCCAGCCGGTCGACAAGACATTGAAGACACCACATCCGATGAGCGCCGAAGTCGACGAGCTCATACCAGTCTCACGCGGCGGTGATCCATACAGCTTCGCGAACTGCAGGCTCACGCACCGCAGATGCAACAGGATGAAGAGCGACAAGACAGACGAACACGCACGAGCGCTGCTGGCTGGCAGACAGGAAGTGAAAGCAAGCTCGATGCCGTTCAAAACGTTCGGCATCTGACTCCGATACCAGGGCGGGGACCCCGGGTACACCACCTCCCGGTCTCCTCGGGTGCAGTGCCGATTTCTCCCCGCGGATTCAAACGTCGGAAACAGGGGAAACAACGAAAGGTCGGAAAGCGAGGATTACGCCGATGAAGTGCGAACTCTGCGGCAAGGAATTCAAGCCTTCCGGCCACGGGCGGCTTCAGAAGTACTGTTCCAAGTCCTGCCGCCAGAAAGCCGATTATCGTCGGAAAAAGAACCGGCCCGCACAGGACCGGAACGGTAAGCCGCCCGTCAAAGCCGTGGAAACGAAACAGAAGCCGGAAAGGGATCTCGACCAGCGGAGCTTCGAGAGGATGATGGACGGCAGCATGCTGGACATACTGCGAGACAACCGTGACCTGCTGCTCAAGGCCATGGCCGATCCCACGACGCCGGCGAACGCACTGCCCGCGATCAGCCGCCAGCTCATCGACGTATGCGAACGCATCGAATCGCTCCAAGGCGGCGGTCTGACCGACCTGCTGGACGATGAGGAAGACGAGGTGACGGACGATGTCGGAGCGTCGATTGTCTGAAATCGCCAAGATCCTGCGCCAGCCGGAAGGCATCGTCGGCAGCGAGTTCACGCGAATCAACAAAGCCGCGCGCAAGGCCGGCATCCGTTTCGACTTGTGGCAGCAGGGCTTCTTGTGGCTTCTGTTCGCCAAGAACGCGGAAGGCAAGTATGCGTGTGGCGCGGACGGCGCCGTGCTGTCCAGCTGCAGGCAGATCGGCAAGACCTTCACCGTCGGCACCGCGTTGTTCCTCAAGGCGATACTCACACCGAACCTGAAAGCCATCTGGACCGCCCACCATACGCGCACCAGCGACGAGACATTCGCGGACATGTGCGAGATGGAGCACAATCCAGTGCTCGGCCGGTACGTGGAACGCATCCGCAGAGCAAACGGCCAACAGGAGATCACGTTCACGTCCGGCAGCCGCATCATGTTCGGCGCCCGCGAAAACGGCTTCGGCCGAGGATTGCACAGCGTGGACGTGGCCGTATTCGACGAAGCGCAGATCCTCACAGTGCGCGCGATGGACAACATGATTCCGGTTTTGAACACGAGTCCTAACCCCCTGGTCGTGTATATGGGCAATCCACCCAAGCCGGGAGACCAGTGCGATGCGTTCACGGAGAAACGCATGCACGCGCTGAACCATGACGGAAACCTCCTCTACGTGGAGCTCGCCGCCGACAAGGACGCGGATCCGGACGACCGCGAACAGTGGGCTAAAGCGAATCCCAGCTATCCGAAACGTACAAGCGAACAGGCAATCATGCGCATGCGCAACAACCTGTCGGACGATTCATTCCGTCGCGAGGCGCTTGGCATATGGGACGAGACCGCCACCGCATACGCCATCAGCCCCGACCTGTGGCAGGCCGCGGCCATCGACGACGTGCCCGAGGGCGGCACGGTGAGCTTCGGCATCGACATGCCTCCGGACAGGAGCGTGCTGACCATCGGAGCCGCGCTACGGTACGCGGACGGTTCGGCAATCATCCAGATGGCGAACATCAAGGACGCGCGGCAGGCGGGAACCATGTGGGCCGTGGACTGGCTCGCCGAACATTGGCCGAAGACCGCCAGCGTGGTCATCGACGCGCAGTCGCCCGCCATGAGCCTGCTGCCCGAACTGAAGAAAGCACATGTGAAGGTCACGGTCACGAACATGCAGGAGATGGGCCGAGCATGCGGCCGGTTCCTCGACATGCTCAAAGCCGGAACGCTCAAGCACCCGCGGGACGAATACCAGCCGCAGCTGGCCGCGGCCGTCAAGGGCGCCACCACGCGGCCTCTTGGACAGTCCGGCGCGATCGCCTGGAACAAACTCGGCAGTGATGTCGACATCACGCCGCTCGTGTCCACCACTCTCGCCCTGTATGGGGCGTTCACGACGAAACGACATCCGGGAAGACGACAGGAGGTGATGTTCTGATGGTGTTCTACATGGCCGACGGCACAACGGTAAGTGTCGCTCCGAAATTCACCGGCAGCAGCTACCTCGACACCGCAAGCGGAAACGTCGGCACCATCCTCGGCGTCGACGACGAGGACATGCCCATCATCCACGAACTGTTGCGCGTGTGGCGTGAGAAATACCCACGCAACCTGATCCGCGGAGCCTACTACGACTGCAAGGAACGATTCAAAGACTTCGGAATCTCCATCCCCGACCAGATCAAAAACAAGGTCGAGGCGATGATCGGATGGCCCGAACTGGCCGTCCGATCATTGAGCGACCTGAGCGACCTGGAAGGGTTCAGCGTATCCGGCGACGACACGATGGGCGTCAACGACCTGTTCGAGGACAACCAATTGGACGTGGCCACGTCAGAACTGATCGTATCCGCTTACAAGCACTCATGCAGCTTCCTGACCATCGCCGCAGACCCGGAGAATCCGGACCGGATCAGCATGATCCCACGCTCCGCCGACTGGTCCGCTGGAATCTGGGACCGACGCAACCACCGTCTGGCCGCGGCATTGACCATCACCGAGGACGACAAGGACGGACGAATCTGCGCGTTCAACGTGTGGCTCCCCGGCAAGGTCTACGAATGCTCCGGCCACCTGACCCCATGGCGGGCGGAGAAAATCGAAACGAACTTCGACCAGCCGACTGCCGTCGCGCTCGCCTACGACAGGCAGATGGACCGGCCATTCGGCCACAGCCGCATCAGCCGTTCGCTCATGAGCCTCGTCGACGCCGGATTCCGCACCGTGGTCCGCATGGAGGCGTCGGCCGAATTCTATTCCGTTCCGAAACTCTGGTTCATCGGAGCGAACAGGGACGCGTTCAGCAGCAACACATGGACGAGTCTCATCCAGGCGATCAACGCGATCACCGCGGACGAGAACGGAGAGCTTCCCCAACTGCATCAGGTGCAGCAGGCGTCCATGACGCCCCATTCGGACATGCTCAAGACCTTGGCCATGCTCGTCGCCTCGCAGACCCGAGTGCCGGTCGACTATCTGGGAATCACGTTGGACAATCCGACCAGCGCCGAGGCCATGGCATCCGCCGAACGACGGTTGACGCGCATCGCCGACAAGCAGAACGTGGCCTTCGGACGGGAACTCAAACGGGCCATGGGCATCGCCGTGGCATTGCGCGAAGGCGCGAACACGATACCCGACTCCATGCGCGACGTGCATCCGGTATGGGCGCCCACAAGGGAAATCTCCGACGCGGCGCGCGCCGACGCGTTCACGAAGATCGCCGACAAGATCACCGGCTACGCCGACTCCGATGTCGGACTCGAACGTCTCGGCCTGACCCGCGAGGAAATCACCCGCCTACGCGCCGACCAGCAACGGCAGAAATCGGAACAACGCATCGACCAGCTCATGGACAGAAGCGCGGCGTCCTCGGAGGTGACGGATGGATCTGAACAATCTGGATCTGCCGGAACCGGCGAAAGCGCAGCTTCGTCAGAAACTGGAGAAACTGCATAGGGATTACGAGACTGATCTTGAGAATCTGACAGACGACGCCACCGACGCGATGGAATCCGCGAAACCGTTGGAACGACAAGACATAGTGCTCAGGTACACCCGCGATGCGTCCGAACGATCACGCAGGTACTACACTGACACCAGGAACCTGTGGCAGAAATACGCCGGCATCAAAATGCCGCCCTACGTCTCATCTACTTGCGACGAATATGAAGTGCTATACCGTCAGGTAGGCGGTTTCACTGGAACCGATTGGAATGGGCATAACTACACTAATTTGAAGCATGGCAACGCCAACGGGCTGACTGTTGAAGACCTTTGGCCCGACCTGAAGACGGTGGACGACTGGCAGCAGTTCATTGCCGACATGATGAGCAGGTCTGTACGATTGACCACGCAGAACAACCGCGACGCCGACGAGACGCATCCTGGATGGGCACGCGTCCCACGAGGCTCCAATCCTTGTGCATTTTGCGTGATGCTCGCCAGCCGAGGATTCGCATACACCAGTGAGGAAAGCGCGGACTTCGGCGGCTCTTTCCATAACGGCAAATGCCGTTGCATTCCCGTGTGCAGCTGGGGCAAGGACAAGATCTTCGGCTATGACCAAGCGAAGTATAAAGCCATGTACGATCAGGCCGTGCAAGCCATCAACGGCAACGCATTGGGAAAGAATTGGAAGTCCTCCGCCGAGGAAGCCGGAATCAAGTTGGATTCGGCCGACGCGAATGCCGTCACATTCGTTATGCGTCATAAGTTCCCTAAGCAATTGAGCGACGGGATCATGCCGAAGAAACGTGCGTCTTTCAAAGTCGAACATGATTTCACCGGCATGCGCGACGAGAAATCATTAAGCAAGAAAGGATGGGATGGAAGGCAGAAGGCGCTTGGCGTCCCAGTAGACGCAGACGTCCTTGAGATGCATGAAATCGTGTTCCTGGAACATTTCAAGTCACTCGGACAGCATTACGAATGGATTCCACGCGATACTTTGGGGCACAAATCGACGAATGACTTGAAATGGATTGAGCAAGACCTTGAGTGCGAGGTTAAGTCATCTCGGCAAAAACGCCCAGACTACGGATCCATTTCGAAGAACATCTCAAAAGCGGTATCCAAAGCCGAGCAGCATGGTGTCGTGAAGGATGCATTCATTGTGGATCTCACTGGATACTCGGCTCCGGAGAAACTGGTGACGCAACTTTCCCGCTATAACGCGCTGCATAAGAAAAACAAGATCAGACGTTTGTTCCTATTGGACAACAACGGGATGAGAGAAATCGAGCTGCAATAAAAACCCGGAGGCACTCCCGCACGAATAGGCTATTATTTCAAGTCTGCACGGGACCTCCGGTACTTCTATTTTACCAAAAACCATTGATTTCGGTGGATTGCCAGAGCAGACGAATGGACCCGACTGTAACTCGGGCGCTTCACAGCCGCGCAGGTGCGAATCCTGCATCCACCACTCGGCCAGCCATTCAGGTTGGCGGCGACCATGCGCCGTATCGCGTGGGAGGACCATACAGCGCACCGTGGCGCGGTCGAACTCGAATCCACGGGAAACAGCAAAGGAGAGCAGCATGTCCATCAGATTCCGATTCCCGGCACACATCCGTCTCATCGACGGCGGTGGCGACGAGGGCGGTTCCAATGACGGTGGCGATGGCGGTGAGCCGAGGTCGTTCACCCAGGAACAGGTCGACCAGATCGTCGAGAAGCGACTGGCCAAGGAGCGCGGCAAGTACAAGGACTACGACGAGCTCAAGTCCAAGGCCATGAAACTCGACGAGATGGAGAACGCCGGAAAGAGCGAAATCGACAAACTCAAGGAATCGAACGCGGCGCTGCGCAAGCAGATCGACGACGCCGCGGCCGAGAAGCAGCACGCGGAATGGGTGTCCGAAGTCGCCAAAGACAAGGACGTTCCGGCCGAACTGCTGCGCGGCGGAACCAAGGAGGAACTCGAGGCGCATGCGGACCTCCTGCACGCGGCGCTGCATCCGGCATCCAAGCCGCCTCAGGTGAGGAACCAGACGGGCTCTCCATCGCACCAGAACAACAACAAGGACGCCGAAGAGCTCTCGTACATCCACCAGCTCCTAGGCGAATAACCCAACCATCCGAAAGGACAAGCCATCATGGCGATGAAAACAGACCAGATCAAGCTCCCCGTGAGCGTGGCCACCGAAATCGTGAACAAGGCCAAGGACACCAGCACCATCGCGTCCCTGAGCCCCAGCACGCCACAGATCTTCTCCGACGCCGACTACCTCGTGTTCAACGGCAAGAGCGAAGCCGAGGTAGTGGCCGAAGGCGCGGTCAAGAGCAGCTACGAGCAGACCGTGGACTCCGTCGTGGCGAAGCGCTTCAAGGTGCAGACCACCACCCGCGTCACCAGCGAACTCCAGTGGGCCGACGAGGACAACCAGCTGCAGATCATCCGCAGCATCCAGGCCGATCAGGCAGCCGCACTGGGCCGCGCCCTCGACTACGTGATCTACCATGCGATCAACCCCAAGACCGGTGAGGCGCTCTCCGGATTCGACCCATTGAGCACGTCTGCCGTGCAGGTGATCGCCACCGAGGATGAGATCGGCAACGTGGACGCTTTGGCCGACGCGCTGAACGACTCCTACGACATCAACGGTGTCGCCCTGTCCAAGACCTGGGCGTCCCGTCTGCGCAAGCTGCGCGTCCCCTCCACCGGCATGCGCTTCTATCCGGAGATTCCGCTGAACCTGCAGGCCGGCAGCCTGGACGGCATCACCGCCGCGACCTCTGGCACCGTCAACGGACGACTGGCCTCGACCCCGACGAAGGTGCTCGCGTTCATGGGAGACTTCAGCCTCATCAAATGGGGCATGGTCCGCGACCTGACCAGCGAGATCATCGCCTACGGCGACCCGGACCAGACCGGCGTGGACCTGAAGGCCCACAACCAGATCGCATACCGTACCGAAGCGATGTACGCGTTCGCCGTCATCGACCCGAACGCGTTCGCCGTGCTCAAGACCAAGTGAGGTGAACGATGAGTTTCCCCATCCAGACGCTTGTGATCAACCCTGCAGGCGAGGAAAAGCACACTGTCGGCCCGTTGGACGCGCAGGTGCGGCTTGTCAACACTGACGGCACCGCCTTCTCCGCCGGATCCAGCGCCTACGAGCTGCCGGCGGCCGGCGAGGACACCCTCGGCGGCATTAAGCAGTACGCGCCCGAACAAGCGATCGGCAACGTCGACAGCAACATCGCCGAGGCCGCGGCGGACACTCCGACCAAGGACGAATTCGACAAACTCGTCACCGCGTTCAACACGTTGGCGAAACAGTTCGACGACACCATCGCCGGCCTCGTATCCGCCGGGGCGGTCAAACTGCCGGACAAGAAGTGACCATGACGGACGAGCCCGACATGTTCGCCACCTCCGACGATCTCGAACGGAGGTGGCACAAGCTCACCGACGAGGAACGCGAGAAAGCCGACACGCATCTCGCGGACGTGACCGACTACATCAAGGAACGCTCCCCGAACTGGCGGCGGCTCCTCGACGAACGGCCACGACTGTTGACGAAGATCACCTGCGACATCGTCCGCAGGATCATGCAGGCCGACCCGTACGACATTCCCGGCGGCATCACGCAGATGAACCAGACCACCGGCAGCTTCAGCGAACAATACAGTTTCGGAGCGCCCACCGGCGATCTCTGGCTGCGCGACGACGAGAAACGCATCCTCGGCATCAACGCCCAACGCGCGTTCAGCGTCGACATGGCAACGGGGGAGACGTCCTAGTGGAAACCATCGAAGTGTGGCGCGGCCAGTCCACCACCGACACGGACGGCAACCCCATCCAAGGCAAGCCAGCCCGCGTCGGCACGTTCCAGGCGATGGTCGCGCCAACCTCCACCACCGACCAGACCGAGGAGAACGCCAGCCCGCAGACCACCGAATACACGATCCACATCCGCGGAAACCAACCGACCGGCATCCAAGCCACCGACCTGATCAAAGTCAGAGGCATCCTCCTGCCCGTCAAAGGAAAGCCGCAGGTGTGGAACAACCTCCACGGACGCCACATCGGCGACGTCATCACCGTGGGCGAACGGGAAGGATAAGCATGGCCAAACGATGCAGATTCGTATTCAACCGCAAGGCGTTCAGCCAACAGGTCCTCAAAAACGAGACATTGCGCTCGCGCATGAGGGACGCGGCCGAGGCCGCCGTAGAGGATGACCGTTGCATGGTCCGCGACCATGACGGCAAGAACCGCAGCGGCGTGGCGATCATCTGCCCGGCACCGGTGGAGAAGGCGCACGGCACGCTGGAGGACACGCTCGGAAGGATGCGCGTATGAGCATCCCGGTCACTCCCCGGCGCACGGAACCCCTGCTCCTGCCCAAACTGAGGACACTGTTCCCGGACGTGACGTTCGACACCATCGAACGAGCCGACCTCGAACCGCCCTTCACCGAAGCCACTCTGGCCGACTCCATGCAAGGCATGAGCACCCCAATCTCGCAGTACGTGCGGCTGCGGCTGAGCGTGCGCTGCATGAGAGAGGACCATACGGGCGACTGGGACAAGGCCGCACGCCTGTGGGCCGACATCGCGAGGGAGATCATCGGGCTCGGAAACGTCGCGCCGCTCATCGACGCGTCACTCGAATCCGGGCCGGTACGCATGACTGACGAGGACAAGAGGCTGGTGTGCGCGTACGGCGTGCTCCTGCTCGAGGTCACCGTCAACTGAAACACAACCAAAGACAACGTGCCGCCACACGCGAAGAACGGAAAGGTGCAGACGAATGTCTGACAACAACGAAAAAACCACCGTCGCCGCGCAGGGCGCGACCGACTACGGGTACGTGTCCAGCGGCAACACCGCAGGCAACGTGCGCCTGATCAAGAACTACGCGCTGTTCCTGTTCCCCAAGGGCGACAGCACGTTCGTGGCTCCGACCGGAGTGGCCTGGACCCCGCCGGCAAGCAAGAAGCCGATCGGCTACTCCACGGAGGACGGCGCCGTACTGCATCCGGAACCGGGCGACAGCACCGACTACAAGGCCCACAACGGCGACATCGTGCTGTCCGACACGGATCCGGGCTACTGGACCCTGCAGCTCGCCGCCATGGAGGGCCGCAAGGATGTGGTGTCGGCCTACTTCGACGTGGACGTCGATTCGGACGGCGGCATCAGCATCAAGGGCGCCGGATTGAAGAAGGAGTGGATCCTCGTGCTGGTCGCGCTCGACCAGCAGGACCGTCCGTTCCTCCTGTACGGCACCAACGCGAAGGTGAGCGACCGTGACGACGTGAGCCTGAAATCCAGCGAGATCATGAACTTCAGCATGACGTTCAAGATGCTCAAGGGCACCAACGGCGAACAGTTCCACGCATGGGGCCTCGTCACTGAAGACGCCAAGTGACCCATTGATTCTTCCCGTGCGGCCGATGGCGGTCGGCCGCACGGGACACCCATTCAACCGCCAACCATTAGAACGGAGCCAACATGAGCGACAAAGAATACCATGTCGTGGACGTAGACCTGACCGAAGCGGAAGAGCTCAAACCCGACGTGCACCTCGAGGTCGCCGGCGTCAAACTCGACCTGCCGAACCTCAACAACGCGGAACTGCCCATCGAACTCGTCCAGGCCATCCTCCTGGTCAAAAGCAAGCCCGCATTGTCCGACGAGGAAACCACGGCCTGCGTGAGCACGTTCCTCGCCTACTTCCAGACGATGCAGCCGAACTTCTGGAACGTGCTGCGCAAGACCAAACGTCCGATGGCCTACCTCACCGCGACCATCAAGGCGTGGGCCGAGGAATCCGGACTGGACCCAAAAGCGTTTACCTCGCCCACCTCTGGAACAACAATCGCGCGGCACTAGCCTACGACTGGATCCGAGCGTACGGGCAGATCTACAGGCCCGTACGCTTCCGGGAATGGGTTGAAGGCCAACGTCCACGAGTCGATTGGGGACTCGCCTGGGCGTTGACCCGCGAAATCCTCAAAGACCATACGAGCCACTCGTGGATGGCGTTGCAGAACGCCGTCTACGTGCCCGACGGAGCCGAACAGGCCGCATGGCTGACCGCTCCCGAGCAAAAGAAACGCCCATGGTTCGACCATGAGCACGATCCGCTCCGCCAGCCGACACCGACGCACAGCCTCACCCGTCGGCAGCGCGAGGACAGGGAACGGCTCAAAGCCTACTTCCACATCAACGACGACCTCTGATCCCGACCGCCATCGGAATCCCGACACACAGCAAGGAACACGATGGCAGCACAGGACATCGGCGTCGTATACGTCCACGTCGAACCATCCGGCAAGGGATTCGGCAAAAGCATCGAAGGCGACATCGGCGACGCCGTCAGCAAAGCCTCCAGGAAAGGCTCCAACACCCTCGTCGCGAAGATCGGCGGAGCGTTCGGCAAGATCGGCAAGGTCGGCACCGGCGCGATCGCCACCATCGCAGGCGGCATCACCGCACTGGCCGCCAAGGGCGGCTTCACGCGCGCCCTCAACATCGAGAACGCGCAGGCCAAGCTCAAGGGCCTCGGCCACGACAGCGCAAGCGTCACCGAGATCATGAACGACGCCCTCGCATCCGTCAAGGGCACCGCGTTCGGACTGGGCGACGCCGCGACCGTGGCGGCCAGCCTGTCGGCCTCCGGCGTCAAGGAGGGCGTCGAGCTCACCCAGGTGCTCAAGACGGTGGCGGACACGGCGCAGATCAGCGGCAGGAGCCTGACCGACATCGGCACGATCTTCGGATCGGCCGCCGCTCGAGGAAAACTCCAGGGCGACGACATGCTCCAGCTCATGTCGAGCGGCATCCCGGTCCTCCAGATGCTCGGCAAGCACCTGAACAAGACCAGCGCCGAAGTGTCCGACATGGTCTCGGACGGCAAGATCGACTTCCAGACCTTCGCCGACGCCATGAAGGAGGGCCTCGGCGGCGCCGCCCAGAGCGCCGGCACCACGTTCACCGGCGCCCTGGCGAACGTGAAGGCCGCGTTGAGCCGACTCGGCGAGACCGCGGCCACGCCGGTCCTCAACGGACTGCGCGGCCTGTTCAACCAGGCCATTCCGCTCATCGACGCGTTCACCGCCGCCGTGAAACCGACGCTGGAGAAAGTCGGCGCGGGATTGCAGAAGGGATTGGAACAGGCCATCCCCACGGTCACCGCCTTCTTCGACAAGCTCGGCAAAAGCCAGACCGTCCAGCAGTTCGCCTCCTATCTCGCTTCCCTCAAGGACGATCTGAAGGAACTCGGCTTATCCCTGTCGGGAGCTGCCGGAGCCGTCTGGAACGTCATCTCCGAACCGCTCTCCGAACTCTACAATCAGGCGAAAGGACAATTGCCCGCAATCGCTGACGGATTCAAAACACTCCTGCATGCCGTGTCAGGTCTTCTTGACTACGTGTCGGCTCACGCGGACAGCATCATCCCGCTGGCCAAGGGAATCACCGCGTTCGTCCTCGCCAGCAAAGGCATCGGCGCGGTATCAGCCGGCTTCAAAGCATTGCCAGCCGCATTGGACGGCATCAGCAGAAGCGCCACGGGAATCACCACAGCGGCAAAAGGCATCTCAGGATTCGTCAACCTTGCCACCGACCTCGGCGGCATCGGCCCGGCATTGAAAGCCACCGCAGGCAACTTCGGCATCGTGAAGACAGCCGTCGGAACGTTCAAAACGGTCGCCACCGCGGCGCGAACCACATGGGGACTGTTCACAGGACTCCTCGCCGCGAATCCATTCGTCCTCGTCATAGCAGGCGTCACCGCGGTCGTGGCCGCACTGACATGGTTCTTCACCCAAACCGAAACGGGCAAGCGACTCTGGAACAGCTTCGCCACATGGTTCATGGGAATCTGGAACCAGATCAGCACTGCATGCCAACCCGCGCTGCAAGCCATCGGAACATTCATCACCCAGACCATGAGCCAAATCCAGCAAATCTGGCAAACCGGATGGACACTCATCACCACCGTCCTCCAAAACGTCTGGAACACGATCGGCCCCATCATCATGATCGCACTCACCGCGATCATCACCGGCATCCAAACATTCATCACCATCATCACGCCACTTCTGCAAGCCGGAATGCAGATCATCCAAACCATCTTCCAAACCGCCGTCACAATCATCAGCACGGTCTGGAACGGACTATGGAACACCATATCCACCGTCGTACAAGGCGCATGGACCATCGTCACCACAATCATCAGCACCGCACTCGCCGTCATCCAAGGCATCATCCAACTGGCGCTCGCGGTCGTCAACGGGAACTGGAGCGCCGCGTGGTCGGCCATCCAGGGCATCGTGTCGGCAGTGTGGGGCGGCATCCAAGGTGTCGTCTCCGCTGGCATCGGCATGGTCAGCGGAGTGGTATCCGCCGCATGCTCGACCATCCGAAGCGTGTGGGCCGCGTTGTGGAATGGCGTCAGAAGCATTGTGTCGAGCGTCTGGGGCGGCATCGTCGGCACCGTAAGCAACATGGTTGGCCGTGTCGGGAGCGTCGTGAGCGGGATCGGCGGAACCGTCCGGAGCGCGGTGTCCGGCGCGGGAAGCTGGCTCGTCAGCGCGGGACGCAACATCATCCAGGGATTGATCAACGGCATCACGGGAATGGTCGGCTCGTTGTATTCCAGCATCACCAACGCGTTGTCGGGCTTGGTGGACAAGGCCAAGAACGCTTTGGGCATCCATTCCCCGTCGCGTGTGTTCCGCGACGAGGTAGGCGCGATGGTCGGACGTGGCATGGCATTGGGCATCGACGATTCCGCGCATGTGGTCAGCCGTTCCATGGATTCGCTCGTCTCCACGATGAGTCTCGACGGCGCGGACTGGTCGAAGACCGGCAGGCTGAACGTCACGGCAGGCACCGGCGCCAATGCCGGTGCCGGCGATCTGCGGGAACTCATCGCGGCCGTCGAATCGCTGCACGACGACCTCGGATCGATCATCGCCAGGTACACGCCGACGATAGGGGACCGCGACTTCGCAAGGAAGGTGAGAAGTGCAATCGCTTGAATACGCGTGCGCCGCCACAGGTGAGCGAATCGGCTTCGAAGGTCCTCTGTACGGCGAAACGCTCGCCGGACTGCGCGGCCGCGTCTGGGACTACAGCATCGGCGCACGCGGTCTGACCGGCATCGCCCGCGGGGCGCGCGAGGAGACCGTCACCGTCAAGATCCACGACTCGACTGCCACGCTCGACCTGCTGCGCCGCCTCGCCGACGCCGACATGGCCACCGGCAAGCCGGGCACGCTCGTGGCCGACGGCGAATGGGAGACCAGGGCGTGGATCGCGAAGAGCGAGCCGCAGTCCATCACGCCCACGATGGTCGAGACGCAGCTGACCATCGTGCTTGCAGACGGCGTGTGGCGGCGCGGGACCACCGAACACCACGACCCGCGAACCGACAAGGCCGGCGGCGACCTCGACTACCCGTACGACTACCCGCACGACTACGCCGGCATGAGCATCCTCGGCACCGTGACCAACACGAGCGGCATGCCACAGCCGATACGCCTCACGATCTTCGGCCCATGCGTCAACCCGTACATCATCATCGGCCCCAACCGGTACGAGGTAGACGCGACCATACCGGCCGGAAGCCGCCTCGAAATCGACGGCACCGCTGACGCCAGGACCGTCATCATGATCTCCGACACCGGCCTGCGCACGAACCTCTTCGCCAAGGCCGTGCGAGGCACCGGACGCGGATCCGGAACCTACATCTTCGAACCGCTGCCGCCCGGCACAAGCAGCATCAGCTGGGCCGGCGGATTCAAATTCGACCTGACGGCAATCGAGGAGAGGAGCGAACCTCCATGGACCTGATCGTCACCGACGCGGCCGGCATCCCGACTGGCTCATACGCCTCATGGACGCTTGACCTGGCATACGGGTCGGGGGAGAACGACTTCGACCTCCGATGTCCGGCACGCCTGAAACCAGGCTGCCGATGGTGGGTCGACGGGACAGGCTGGGGCGGCATCGTCGACGACGTGAAGACCAGCGTCACCGGAGGCGAAGGCGAGCTGACCTACCACGGGCGCGACTGGCACGGCCTGCTCGCCTCGAAGATCCTCGAACCGGACAAGGGCAAGGACTACCTGACCATGAGCGGCACCATCGGCACGCTCCTGCGCACGGTGATCTCGCGAATCGGACTGCAAGGCCTCCTCACCGTCACCGAAACCAGCGCAAAAACGGCGAACTGGCAGGCCGAACGGTACACGGACGCATGGAGCGGACTCGCGAAGATGCTGCGCGGCTCCGGCCTGCGCCTTCGGTTCACCGCCACGCAGAACGGCATCCAGATCGACGCGCCGCCCATCACCGCGGCCGGAGACAGCATCGACTCCGACCTCGTCGACTTCGACGCCACCCTCGCCTCGCATCCGATCAACCACCTGATATGCCTCGGCAAGGGCGAACTCAAGGACAGGATCGTCGTCCACTGGTACGCCGACCAGAAAGGCACGCTCAGCCACACGCAGACCATCAAAGGGGCGGACGAGCGCACAAGCGTGTACGAGCTCAGCAACGCCGACGCCGCCGAACTCGAGACCAAAGGCAAGCAGAAGCTCCTGGAACTGCGCGACAGCGGCAGCATCGACGTGACCGTTGCGGACGGGCTCGACCTCGACGTGGGCGACACCGTGACCGGCCGCGACAACACCACCGGCCTGCAAGTCACCGCCGAAATCACCAAGAAGATCGTCAAGATCTCGGACGGCCTGCCGACCATCACCTACGAGGCGACCACCGCCTCAACGGAAACGACAGGGGAGACCGGAGGCGGCTCAAGCTCAGGCGACGGCCACGCCTACTACGCCGGCGAAGGGCTTACACTCACCGGATGGACGTTCAGCGCCGACGTGACCACAAGCGACCTCGAAGCAGTGCGCAGGACCGCCACCGAGGCGAACAAGGCCGCAAGCGACGCCGCCGCCGAAATCGCCGGCGCACGAGACCTCGCCACCCAGGCGGACGGCAAGGCCGACAAGGCGCAAACCACAGCGGATGCGGCGAACACGCTCGCAGCCCAGGCGAACGACACGGCACAGGAGCGGGTGAAGACCATCGCCGCCGGCACAGGCGTCACCGCCACCCGCGCCGGAAGCACGGTGACCCTGACCGCGCCGAACACGCTGCCCGCGTCCACCAGCCTCACCAGCACCGACCTCAACACGCTAAAAACAGGCTGGGGCGCCTACTGGGCGGGCGGCGGCAACACGTGCTCGCACAAGCCAAGCGGCGTCGGACACTTTGGGTTGATCGTGCAACGCACCGCACTCGGCTGGACCACGCAGATCCTCACCGACCCGCAGACCGGCACGATCTGGCGGCGCACCTGGGACTCCGGCAGCTGGGACGAATGGAAGGCGCTGGCCGAGGACCGGGACGCGACCACGACGATCCACGGCCTCATGAGCAGCGGAGACAAACAAAAGCTCGACAGCATCCAGCCGGGGGCGAACAGCTACACGCTTCCAATCGCTTCGTCCGGCACGCTCGGCGGCGTCAAACCCGACGGCAAGACCATCACCATCAGCGAGGACGGCACCATCACCGCCCAGACGACAGCCGTCACCGCATCCTTCATCGCCGCACACCCCATCGGATCACTCCACTGGTGCGTCACCGGCAACCCTAACGACCAGGGCGGCACATGGAAGGAAATCCACACCATCATCGGCGGACACGTCTGGCAAAGACTCGCCTGAAAGGACCACCAATGGCAAAAACCACGAACATCACCAAATACGCGTGCGACCGCTGCCACGACAGCGCATACCTCACCGACGGAGATCCGCGCACGTCGAGCGACTGGCACCAGATCAAACACACCACCGCGGACGGAGTGACGCAGGAGGCGCTGGTATGCACCGCCTGCCAGCAGGAATTCAAGAAACTCGCCGCCACGCAGGACGCGGCCTACACGGCATGGCTTACCGAGGGAAAGGACTGACATGACCACCACGCTCATCACAGGCAAGGGCGGCACGCCGCACATCACCAGCGGCGACATGGGCGCCATGCAGGCCGGCATCATCGGCAACGGCAGCTACCTGCTGCAGGGCAGCGACGGCAGTTGGCCTACGGTGACCATGCAGGATGCGAATCACGCGCTGATCCCCGTCCTCAACCTCGTGGTCGAAGGACGATACGCGCGAGTCACCGAGGCCGAGACCGCGACCATCGAAAGCGGCGTGAGCGGCCAGAACCGCAACGACCTCGTCTGCCTCAAATACACACGGAACAGTCAGAACATCGAGACCGCTGCCATCGCCGTGCTCAAAGGCACGCCAAACACCGGAACGGCCGCCGACCCGACCGTCCCGTCGGGCAGCATCCACTCGGCCTCCGGCACGGCGTGGATCCCAATCGCCCGCATCCCGATCAGCGGAATCACGCCCGGCACGCCGGTCATGCTCATCAAACAGCTGCCTCCCATGTCGAAGCTGTGGGATTCCGTAACCCTCACGAAACCAAACGCTAACTGGGACGTGAATTATCGCACCGCGTTTGTCGGCGGGATGTTGATCGTCGCGTTTCATGCCATCCGGCTCAACACGAGCTGGAATGCCGCGAAGGAGTGGGAGGTGTCCCAGCTTTTCACGCTTCCGGCTGGATTGGAGGCCGCGTTCGAGGTGCACTGCGCCGCGGTGTCCAATTCGAGCGTGGGGCTTCATGGCGTCGAGGTGCAGACCGCTGGCAACGAGATCGCCCTTCGCTCGTCCGAGAAGATGACGATCGGCAAAGGCGGTTGGGTCGAGGGTTGCATCACGGTGCCGCTCTGACCATCGATACGAACTGGATTCGCATGCGAAATGGCTGGAGACGCATGGCGTGCGCTACGTCCGTTCCGGCACATATGTCGGCAGCACGGACAAAAGCGTCTTCCTCCTGATTGTCAATCCATTCGCGGTCGATACCGGTGTGACGGCGTTCGGCGTGCTCACGCCGAACGGCATGACCGACCTCGCAGGCCGCGTTTTCAGTCGGAGAGCACGATGTTGCCGGCCGCGATGACGGTCACGGCGGCACCATAGCCGGCGAAGGACACGCTCAGCACGGCACCAGAGTAGGTCGCGGTGCCGTAGGCGACCGCGGTGCTGCCGACGCAGCCGATGCAGGGCATGGACTGCTCCACCGGCACGCTCCAGGGCACCGTCAGTGCCTGGACGAACGCGCCGGTCTTGCTGGTGAACGTGTGTTGAGCCTTGATGTGATACCAATTGCCGCTCAGGTGCGTGCGCGTGACAGTCCAGCCGTTAACCGTCACGGTCGAATCACGTGACGGATCACGGGTTACGGAAAACTATCCTCATGAGATCGGATAGCAGAGTGAGCCGACGCAACCCTGATTGCTGCCGGCGGCTCCCATGTTCGCGCATCGGATGGTTCCGTTGGGATTGACGATGAGCATTCTCGCCGTCTGCCCGTTCGACACGCAAACCATGCCATTGACCTCGATAGGCGGACGCAGTTCGGCTGGCAGCACGTATTCGCATTGCACGCTGCTCCAGCTATCTCTAGCGAGGGAACCGGAGTATCTGACCAGCATCATCATGCCGGTGCGGATGACCGTGAATCCCTTCGCGTTATACAGGGTTACGGAAAGCTATGCGACCCCGATAATGAGCCGCTCCCATGCCCGCTGCAGACTCTTCAGCACCGACAGATCCGGGCGCAGATAGTAGCGGGCCGTGGTCTTGATGTCGCCGTGTCCGAGCTGGCGTGCGACCACTGAGATGTCGGCGCCGGCGGCAATCGCCAGTGTCCCGAAGGTGTGGCGCAGGTTGCGTGGCGGCACGCAGGGGAGTTTCATCCGCCGGCACCATGCCATGTAGTGTGAGGCGACCTGGTTAGCGTTCAGGTCTCCGACCAGCCGTCCGCTCCTGCCGTGTTTCAACTGCGCGAGCCTTTTGACTGCGAATCGGGGAAGTGCCACGGTTCGTCTGCTCTGGTCGGTTTTCGGGTCGGTGACCGTCTCATGGCCGGCGACCCATTGTACGGAACGTTTGACGGTGACCGTGCCTCGCTTCAAGTCCAGGTCGGACCATTCGATGCCGACGGACTCGCATCGTCTCAATCCGGCGCATACGGAGACCAGCAGCCACGCCTCCAACGCGTGGCCATAGAAGCCTTTCAGCAGGCGGCGCACCTGGCGTGCGTCCAATACCCGCGGCTCGTAACGGCGGAGATGCGGCAAACGGATCTCCCTTCTGGTCACGTCGTTGTCCGTGACGCCACGCCGGTAGGCGAGCCTCAGTATCGCCCGCAGAACGGCCCAAGCCTTCCGTGCGGCGCCAGCCCGCTTGAACGAGCCTAGCCATTCCTCGATGTCTGGTGCAGTGATCGACTCCATATCGACACCACCCCACTTCGACCGGATATGACAACGGTAGGCCGATTCGTAGCCCACTCTTGTGCATTCACGGAGCCTCGCGCAGGACGGCCACCAGACATCATCCACGAACGTTCCCAACAGCATTCTTCTTACCTTTCACCTTGTGAAAACCCACAGTCGTCATCGTTCCGGCGAAACGTTCCGACCTGTGGGTTTTCCACCCGTTTTTCAAACCACTGTTCTAAAGGAGGACACGGATGACCAAGATCAATTTCGACTTCGGCAAACCCAGTGCAGGCGGCATCGTCGATCTGTCCAACGCCACCGTGCGCGTGATTCCAATCGGCCGGTTCAGGGACGGCAGTCGAAGAGGCTTGACCCATGGGGGAGCCGATGCCGCCGTTTGATCTCTCGAGTACGGAATTCTGGACGTCGCTGCTCGTCGCCTTGGTCGGCGGCGGGGGAGTGGGCGCGATCATCGGCGCGATCTCCAGCCGTCGCAAGGACACGGCGCAGATCGCCGCCCAAGCCTGCGACATCCTCACCGATTCCGTCATCAAACCTTTGCGTGAGCAGGTCGAATCACAGGAAGAGCAGATCCAGCACCTCGAATCGCAGCAGCGAAAATATTTCGCTCTGACGGCCTACACTCGCTCGCTTTTTCATTGGCTGCAGACCTTCTGCGAGATCATCGAGCCGGATTTCCTGGCGAATCATCCGAAGCCGCGCCTGCCGGACGAATTGCGCGCCGACATCGCGCCGGAAACACTGAAGGAGGAATCGTGACACTTGTCCATTTCCATCTGGCCGACGCCGAGGGGCGCGGTCTGGACGGCAGCGTGAGCCTCGTGCCCACGCGCCGTGTGACGGTGCGTGACGCGATCCGCCTGCCGGTCGCGCAGACCGTCAAGCTTACGGCGGGCGAGGCCACCGTGGAGGTGATGCCGAGCACCACGCAATGGGTGTGGCGTGTGAGCGAGCTTGTGGCTGCCGGCGCCACCCGCTACGTGGAGGTGCCCGACAAGGAGTCGGCGGAGTACTCAGGGCTGGCGGACGTGGATCCCAAGACCCTGGACCAATCCTCGGAGACCGTGGCCGCGTGGGAGACCGTGACCCGAGCCGCACAGTCCGCTCTGGATCAGATCGAGTCGATTGACGACAAAGTGACCCGTGCGGAAAGCTCCGCGCAGGCGGCGAAGGCCAGCGAGGGCGTGGCCGGGCAGAAGAGCGCGAAGGCGGCGGATGCGGCCGCGAAGGCACTCGCATCGCAGATGGCGGCGGCATCCAGCGCCAGTCTCGCGCACGAAGCCGAGACCACGGCCAATGGTCTGATCGGCGAGGCGAAGACCATCGCCGGTCAGCTCACCGAAACCGCCGGACAGGTCAAGCAGGATGCGGCCACGGCATCCCAGGCGGCGGAGACCGCCACCGTCAAGGCCGCTGCCGCCGCTACCGCTCAGGATAGAGCGCAAACGGCAAGGCAGGCTGCGGAGACGGCCATGCAGACGGCTCAGGCCAAGGCGGATGCGGCTGGCGTGAGCGCCGACAAGGCGCGGGTTTCCGAGGCTGCGGCCGCGAAGTCGGCCGAGAGAGCGGCGCAGTCGCAGTCGGCTGCGGCGGCATCCGAATCAAATGCCGCCCGATCCGCTCAATCCGCGTCCGGCTCGGCC